TCAATCTCCTTAAACGTCCTGGCCATCATAAAAATCCAGATATACTTGGTGTCCTTGTTCGCAGCCTTTAACTCCAGCCACTCGCCACAATCGCGCGCACTATCGTAATGCCGGCGAACCCATTTAAGGATCGTCGCGCGCTTGGCCTTGCTCACCCGCGGCCGCCACGTTAATCGCACCGTTCTCATTGCTGTAATTCCGCCAGTTTCGCCACTAGCTCGCGGTTCGCGATTACCACCTTCTGTTTGATCGTGAATAAATCGTCGTTCGCCCGCTTCTGCTCCTCGTTCACCCGTTGCAGCGTGTCCGCGTATCCCTTCCATTGCACCACTTCCGCCTGGGCCAAGTCAAGCTGCTTGAGAAGCTGCTGAATTTGCATCAGTGCTTCCTCGTATAACTTCTCCCATGTAGTCACCTTCCATTTCGGCGGCTTACTCATTGGCTGCAATCCCTCACGCCCCGCTGGTAGCCGTGCTTCTCAGCCTCCTCTATTTCGATCTCGGCTTTCGCCAGCTTGGCAAACATTTTCACTGCGGTCATGGCCTGTGTGGCTATGCGCTCTTGCAGCCATTTCCTGTCAGCTTCGCTTTCCTCGAGCTTCTTTCCCGCCCTTCGTTCCTGCAAAAGCCTTCCGACAGCAATGCCGAGCCCAAACGCCGCAATCATTCCCGCTAGGCAAATCATGTTGTCATCCGTAGAAAAACCAAAGTATCAGCATCAGCGCCACTATCGCGCCAATGATGCAGCCTAAGAAATGCGAGCGGTTGTTGTCGCTGTTCATTCGTCCTTCCTGCTATCGATCTCCATGGAAACGGTGAGCAGCGGACGCCGCTCATCGACGCATTGCTCACAGACTTGGTAGAGATCAAATTCCCACAAATGTTTCCCTTCTTTCATGGCTGCACGCTGGCAAAGCCGGCACAAATAAACAGCGCCCGTATCAACATCGGTCACCGGCTCGCCAATCAATTTGATGCAGCGAAACTCCGTGCCTTCATGCAGATGGTTGCACCACAAATCGAGGAAACGGCCTTCATGTTTATGTTCGCTCATGCTAGTAGCTCCCTCCCCCGTGCCAGGTATAAGCGTCCGCGCCGATGTAATCGAGGCCGGCCAGCGTGGCGTAACGCATCACGTCCACGGGATCTTTGCAGGCTCCGTGTTGTTTGTCCTTGTTCGTCCACTCGCGGAGCGAATAAATTACGTTGGGACAATGGCGCGAAATAAACAGTGTTGGTTCATTCAGCCGTGCCAAAGTAGCCGAGTATTGCCCGAGCTCCGCCTCCTGGTCGTAATCCAGCTTGTCGTTAATCAAGCCTGTCCCTTCTACTATCTCTTTCCCGCTGGCAGCCAGGAAATCCATGCCCAGCTCGGCCAGTTGCTCGATGTGCGTGGTGGATCCTTCCTTGGTCGTGGTAGGGTTCGCCGCGTAACGCGAATCCATCCAGCGCTCCGCGATCTCTTCGCCTTTCTCGAGCTCCTGGATGATCTGGATGTAACGGCTTAAGCCAAAACCAAACGGGCTTTGCGCCGGTCCGCGCACACCGTCTGCCGGCTGCCCAGGCAGGGCCCAGGGACCCGGGTCACCTATCCCGGTGATATAGGCGCCCGGGTGTCCTGTCGATGGCCATTCGCGATACACGAACCAACGGCCGCGCGCATCAATCCTGATCCAAACCATAAACCAATTCCGCCCGTCGCACGGATCTACCACCTGGAAGTTGGTCCCTTTAGCCGGCACACGGTCCGGCGCGATCACGTGCACGGCGTCATTAAATTTCGGGAATTGTTGCGCGCTGTGCTGGGTCAGAATCCCGTAAACGCGCGAGAGAATCTTGTTATCAGTGGCCCCGCGGTAAGCACGGTGGAAACGCTGTTTCCCAAACACCGGTGGCCGGCCACCGGGCTTGATCCGGCTCATCGCCCCTTCATAGCCGAAATAGGGGTTATCGATCGCGTGAAAGTAAACGATGTTCGCGCGCTGATCGCCGTCGCTCCCAGGGCCCGCCACCTTAATGCGCGGCACCTTCTTGTAACCGATGATCTCAAATTGTTCGGCGGGCGATCCCGTATGGCGCTCGGGACCTGGATCACGTCGGCCCGCCGAAATTGTGTTAAGCGCGGAAGCTGTGCCGGCGGTTTCCACAGGCACGTGACGAGAGACGCCAGTCCTGGCTTCCACGCTTAAATTGTTTTCGGCGGGCGATCCCGTATGCGCGTCGGGATCCTTTCGTGTTGGATCTGAATCTTCTCCCGCCGAAATGTTTTGAGCGGGCGAGGCGCTACTCTCGCTGCCAGATCGGAGGCCGGAGCCGATTAAGTTGGATCTTTCCTCCAACTCCGGCGCGGCTAACACAGTTTCGGTCTGGCTCGTTGTGTGCGATGCGTGTCTGCTTTCCACGCCGCCGCTCAAATCTTTCGGTCGTTTAATCGGCAAAAGCTCGGCGTCCACTTCCCACACTGTGCGCGCGCCGCGCTCATACTCGTTAAACACGCTCGAATAATTTTCGTCTATTGCCGTGAACGTCACGATCACGATGCCGCCCCGGTCGATCATGCGGCCGCGCAACGTGCGCAAGAGCGCGATGTTCCGCAGCTCATCCAGCCACACCGCGTCGAGTTGGTCGCCTTCCACGTTCTCGATGTCTTGCTCGTAATTCTTAAACCAATGTTGCGCGCCGTTCGGTAACACAAAGCTGGCCTCGGCAAACCCGGTCTTTTGTTTGTAGCTAATGTTAAGCGTCACGCCCTGGCGCACCTTGCCGGTGCCGGCTGCCAGCCGTTTGATCTCAATCGGCATATACTTCCAAAAGATCGGTTGCTGCCGCGCAATCGAGATGGGCCCGGTATCAGCAAAACTCCAAGTCCGCGCGTTCGGGATCTGCCGCAACACTTTAAGCATCTTCTTGGCCGCATACTCGCTTTTGGATGAGCGGTTCGCGCCGGCAATGTAAACCTCGCTCGCCGCGGCGATTTCAATGGGCACATCAACGAATGAGCGACGCGGGCCGCTGTTCAATTTCTCCAGACGGCCCGCGTCCAGCACCACCGTGTTACCATCTACTAGCAAATCATCTACCAGATGCCATATCTCAGGCTCAAACCCGAAGTTAAACGGATCAGTTTTCTCCAGCGCCATCAGCTTCGCGCGCTCCCGCCGCAGCACGTCAAACGTCTCCGCCGCCACGCGGTCGCCCTTCTCCAGCGCAAGCTTCTGCAACGCCCGCGGATCCGGGCAGGCAATGATAGGATGTGGCTCGAGCCCGGTCATTTAATTTGCGCTATGAACTAACTGTGAACACCCGCAAAATCCGTAGAGCTCGGCCGTGACTGGATCAGCCGCCCGACATACTTCACAAACCCGCTTAATCCCTGGGCACTCGCAAAATCCGTAACTCTCGTCAACATACGGGTGCCCGGTGCCCGCACACCAATAACACAGTGGATCGCGTTTATGTGCCCATGCCGCATTAGCAAATGGCGGCGTTCCAGTGTAATCACATTTAAGGCTTCCGAAATGCGTTCCCTCATGGGCTCCCGGGCAGCCCGGAATGTGACAAACTTCGCACAGCCCGGTCATGTCTTGTTAGGCAACACTGCCCCTTTGTAAACCAGTTGGTTATGATAAGTGCGCACGTCCTTTGCCAGTTGCACCAGGTATTTGTGATCGGCGTCCGGGCAGTTTTCCCACTCCCGTAAAAGCGCCAGCTTCATCTGATATTTCTCGTAGGTGCGCTCGATTGATTCTGTTTTCTCCCTAGTTTTCGTGTTCACTTTTTCCGTTCCTCGAGCATGGCATCCGCCACGCGATAAGCGGCTGCCGCAGCATCATCCGCAGCCCAGTCAAATTTCACGGCACTAGCTAAAAGCGCCGGCAGCGCCTTTGCCGCGAAATAATCGCGCAAGCTCGCATCTTGCATCTTTAGGTATTCATCTGCTAAGCGATAGGCAATTTCGGTTTTCATAAATTTTGTTGTCTTTCCTCCGGGTCATTGCTCCATACTTTTGTCGTCACGTTTTGAAAGAGCGTTTGCTCAGGCACAAAGCGCAGCGGAATCTCGCCCACCGGGCCGTCACGCTGCTTGGCTACGATGAGCTTGGCGTATTGCTTTATCTGCGTGTTGCGCTCTGTCTTTTCTTTTTCATCCAGGTCGCGCCCATAAAGTTGCTTCCCGTATTTCCCTCTTAAATCCAGTTCCTTTGCCAGCTTTGCCCATTGCTTGTCGTTCTCCAGGTGCCGTTCCGGCCGCCAGAGTAACGCCACGATGTCGGCATCTTGCTCGAGTGCGCCGCTCTCTTTTAGGTCCGCCATGCGCGGCCGGCCAAACTCGCGGCCTTCAGCTTCCCGGTTGAGCTGGGCGCACGCGATCACCGGAAGCTGCAGTTCCTTGGCTGTAGCTTTCAGCGCCTTGCTTATCTCAGTGATTTCCACGCGCAGATTATCCTTTGCCCGGCGCGAATCCGATGTCATCACCTGCACGTAATCGACCACAAGCGCTTTCACCCCGTAGCGCAGTTTCATCATCCGAGCGCGCGCCCGAAACTGTGCAATGGTCAGATCCGAAGAATCATCAATCCACATCGGCGCGCTTATCATGGGCGCTGCGCGTTCGGCTATCTCTTTCATTTCCTTTTTGTCCGCCATCGTGCCGTGCAAAAACCCGTCACGAAACCGTTGCCGCGGCACCTGGCCGTAAGACGCCATGAGCCGCACACCCAGTTGCTCGAAAGTCATTTCGAGAGAGAACAGCCCGGTTGGCACTTGATTTTTTATGGCGATATTCGCCGCCACATTTAGCGCGAGAGACGTTTTGCCCTGGCTCGGTCGCGCACCCAGCACCACGAATTGTCCCGGCAACAGCCCGGTCGTCATCCGGTCAAAATCGTTGATGCCGGTCTCCAGCCCCAGCACCGCGTTATCGCCCCGGTGCGAGAACGCCAGCTCCAACCGGTCCAACGCAAATTGCACCGCATCGCTTATGTGCCGCAGCGTTTCACCGCGGTCGCGTTCCACCACGATCGCCATGAGCGTCTGTTGTGCCTGGTTAAGCATTTCATCGATCTCCAGTTGCTCCTCGTAAGCCGTGCGCACCAGCTCGGTGCAGCGACTAATGATCTGGCGTAACACAAATTTGTCGCGCACGATGTCCCGGTAATACGAAACATTCGCCGCCGTAGGCACAAACGTGCGAAGATCCGTCACGTAACCGGCGCCGCCCACCTGGTCCAGCAGGTTCCTGTCACTCAACGCCTGGGTAAAACTAATCAGATCCGTGCTGGCGCCATTGTCGTATTGCTCACATAGCACGGTGTAAATCGTCTGGTGCGCCGGCACGAAGAAATGCGCTGCCGAAAGTTTGTCCATGCACTCGCCGATGGTGTCCCGGTCGAGTAACATCGAAGCCAACACACCTTGCTCCGCTTCCATCGCTTGCGGCAGCGCGCGCTGAATCGGGATAACCGAGCGCGGCCGCGCGCCGTTCCCTTCCAGCGGATCGTAAACGCCCGTCTCAATCTGCCGGTTGGTTACCATTGGCGTTCTCCGTTACGCGCTGCTCAATGCGCCGGCGCAAATCCTCGTCCAGATCCGTGAACTTTGGCGGCGGCCCCGCCGGTGTCCCGTCTCTCGCCACCATTTCGGGAAACAACTCCCGCGTGGCTCGCATCCGTTCAGGCGTCCACGCTTCCTCCTTTAATCGCAAAGCCCGCGTCTCTGCCTCATCCCGCAAATCAAACAAATCCTCGTCCACGCCCGCCATTTTTTTTGCTCGAAAGACCTTCTGCACTTCTTCCCCCAAATTCCGAAGCACAGATTCAAAACTCTGCCGGCGCTTAGTTACCTCGAAAATCTCGTGATCGTCCGCGATCAAATAAAACCACCGGAGCGAATCCAGCTGGGCCTGGCTCAATGGCATCGCCTGCTTAACCAAAGCTTCAACGTCCGAGCTCCAGTGCTGAGCCTCAAAGGTTCGGCCAAAAGCTTCTCGGCTCAAAAGTGAGAGCTGCTTCTTAATCGTCTCCAAATCGAGAGCGCCTTCTTCTCTCTCTTCTTTTTGATTTTGATTTTGATTTTGATTTTGGTAGCTAGGAGAATCGCGTGACGGTGCGTTACGGTGCGTTATGCCGCGTGACGGTGCGTTGCGGTGCGTTACGAGTGCGTTATGTTCGCTAGGTGTAGGCGTTACGCTGGGGTTATGCGGCGTTACGCTGCGTTTCGTTTTGGCCTCTTTTTGCTTGTCCCGAAATTTCTTCGATCGCTTCTTTCCAAGTTCACGCCGGCGCTCCAAGTTGCGATACCGAGAATGATTAACAATCTTCCATCCCCAAGGTCGGTTCGGGTCGATCAATACCAGCCGAGCACCGACAGCTTTCCCAGAGCGGCTTTCAAACTCCGGCGCCATCAGTCGGGCGATAAAGCTAATCACCTTTTCTACTGGAATTGATGTCGCACGAGCCAGGGCTTCGTAAGTCATGTCAACCCAGCCGCGATAGTCACACAGTAAAAGCAGGTCCATGAAGAAATGCCGCACCTCGTAATCGACCGCGAGCGAGGAGCTGAGAATCTGGCGATAGATTTTTGCGAAGCTTTCTCCCATAATGATTTTTACTCCTGCTTTGTGGCTTGGTCATAAAGCCAAGAACCCATGACTAACTTCTCCTCCGTCGTCAGTCCGCGGAATTTCTCCCAATTAAGAATTTGAAT